AAAACTCTGCACGAAAGTTTATTGATGCACACAAGAAGGGCAAATCAGTAGCAAAACTCCCATTGGATTAAAGGGGGGACGCCCAAAGTGTACCTATAGTATGAAGAACACTCATCTCGAACATCCTGAAGACTCTATCCTGAGCGGTGATCTTACTGTTCTGGATTGGTTCACTGCTGGTGGTGATCTTTCCGTCAAGATTGATGGTGCTCCTGCAGTAGTTTTTGGTACAAATCCTGCAACTGGTCGATTCTTTGTTGGCACCAAAAGTGTGTTCAACAAAGTGAAAATCAAGATCAACGAATCGCATGAGGACATTGATGCAAACCACAGTGGAAATGTAGCAGACATTCTTCACGCTTGCTTCGATTATCTGCCTCGTGTTGATGCTATCATTCAAGCAGACTTTATCGGTTTTGGTGGAAAGAATGAGTATAAACCAAATACTATCACCTACAAGTTCTCCGAAGTAGTGTATGAGGAGATCATTCTTGCTCCTCACACTGTCTACATTGCGGAGAATGATCTGCGTGATGCTGTAGCGTATCCGATGAAGTTTATCATCACGGATACTCCCTATGTCAAGTTTGTGAAACCTGATGCTTACCTCGTGCATCAGCAAGATTCGTTCGCTGATGTTGCTGAAGTCTGTGCATTTGCACGTCAAATGTCAACTCTGGTCAACTTTGTTTCTAACAAGCAAGCAGAGAAGATTAAGAAGCATCTGAATGACTGTATTCGTGAGGGTCGTGACATCAACCCGAAAGAGTTTGATTGTGATTATCTGCTCATCGAGTTCTGGTTGCTGATCAAGTCAATTAAGGAGGATTGTCTGTTTCTCTGCCGCAACAATGGTCCTGAAGCATACATCGGATACGATCGAATTGATGCCGAAGGTTATGTGATGACCAATGAGTTTGGTATGTTCAAGTTGGTGAATCGTGAGAGTTTCTCTCGTGCTAACTTCAATCTCGTCAAAAGTTGGTAAGGGGGGGACGCCTAAAGTGTCCCTATAGTATGAGCACTGCACAAATGACTACAACTACCTTCGCAGAGTATTCTGCACAACAAGAAGCAAGAAATAACATTGCTCTTGCAGTTCTTGGTCACACTTATGCCTTGTGTGAAGCACTGCGTCAGAATTACATCGACTATTCTATTCGCAGTCATCAACTTCGCACCTCTGATGTAGAGTATCATGATGCACAGATTGCTAAACTCAAGCAAGGTATTTGTAATTATGACTTTTATCCTGAGACTGGTAGAAAGTATCACAAAATTGTCATGAACGCAAACGGTTCTCGTTCTGTTCATGCTTTTGTGGACAAAAAGACTGGTCAAATGTATAAGTCTGCCAGTTGGAAGTCTCCTGCTAAAGGTGTACGTTTTGACCTGCGAATTATAGAGCAACGTGAATGGTTGCTGCAACATGCTGACTGGGCAGGTTCCTATCTCTACGCACGATGAGTAACACAATGAACAACACAATTAACGAATTGACTGTTACAAAATCACTCAACCTTTTGTGTAATGGATTCAAGAATGAGTTTGCTACATTTGTATTTGCAGATGAGCGAACGATTGAACTTATCAGTCAAATTGCAAGTGAGTTTGTAGGAGCAAACATTCCTGTGGTTGATGAAGACAATCAAGTAGAACTTGCAATGTTGCTGATTGAATCTCTGGACATTATTGCACGATGACTTACTCTAACCTCTCAAAGATTCGTCCTAAACTGAGAACATCTGGTAATGTAACAGGTAACTTTGGAAGACCCAAATCCAAAGCAGGATCATCACTCAATGATCTTGGTGGTGATGGTAACATAGGTGCAACACAAGATGAATATCTGAATCGTCTTTATTATGCTTTTGATAACACTTCCGAACCTAAACTTCGTCAGTTTCTTTATGCTGAGATCAAAAAGATTCACATCCAAAGAGGAACGTGGTGATTCGTGAATGAAAGGGGGGACGCTCAAAGTGTTCCTATAGTATGAGCACTAACCAAATGGATCAAGTCTACTCCTACGTCACCAACTGGAAAGAAGGTAAAGTCTGCCAAATGTGGATTCAAGAGATTGAAGTATCTTTTGACCACTATCGTTATGTTGCTGTTGCTTTCAATCCCGAAAAGAACACTAGCATGGTGATGAGCAAACCGCGTTCCCATTATGATACTTTGCAATGGGTTCGTCGCTTCTGTGGTTCATTTTCTCTCCTGTATTGATTATGTCTAACCTCCAAGAGTTTTACAATTATGTTCTCTCTTTCTATGGCACTGGTGGATTGTATCCTATGAGTGCAACATTGGATCTGATTGAACAAGCAACTCTCACACATCTTCAGATACTTAAACTCAAAGGAGATGAGTTCTGCGGTGATAGTGTTGATCGTGAATGTGTGCGAGATTTGTTAATCTCCAAATACAAACTTTCTTTCCCCGTTTGACAATGAAAAACTACAAAATTACCGTCGAAACATTTGATGGATTGCGTACTCATTGGTATGAGAAATCCAAAGCAAAGAAAGCACCAACAATCATCTGTAATCGTGTTTATTCACAACTCTGTGGATTGAACATTAAAGAAATCTCTGTCGATCTTTCTGTCTGAATTATGTCTGAGTTTATCACAATCTCTTTCGGTCCAAGTGATGATGTATCGCGTTGGGGTTGGTGGAATCGTAAAGAGCGATTCGACAATCTCGATGATGCAAAACAAAATGGTCGTCAGCAACTCTCAAAACCTGGAACTTTCGGTTATGTTGTGATTGAAGAAGGTGAAGACTTCTGGGAAGTTGTTGATGAGTTGGGTGCTCCATCTTCCGCTGTTTCAGTAACTGCAAAGCGTTTCACCTATTCCGTACAACCTGCACAAGAACTTACTCTGGTTTGATTCATTATGAAATACGAAGTTAAACTCTACGTTGGTGGCAAAGTGTTCATCGAATGTGTAGAAGCAGTTAACAATCAGGATGCAAAAGAAACAGCATTGGCACGCAATCCTAAAGCAAAAGTAATCGGTGTCAATCCAACATTTAGATGAATTAAAGGGGGGACGCTCAAAGTGTCCCTATAGTATGAGCAACACTACCATGATCGAGTTTCCTACACTTCAGTCTAGTGATGGCACAATGCTTGTAGGTTTCTATCCTATTGCTGATTGCTCCGATTATACTCTCAAGGTTCTTTCTTGGAAGGGAGTTGATACCATCTCTCGCAAGTGTATTACCAAGAGTGATGCAATTCGTGAGGTGAATGAGCGTCTTGCATTGGATTATCTGATCACTGGTGATAACATTGATCTGGTGCAAGAATACAATCCTATGCAAGGTGCAGTTTGATGAAAGTTCTTACACTTCAAGTCACTGAAGTTTCGTTTGATTTTGATGATGAAGATTTCACCGTAGAAGAACAACAAGAAGTCATCAATTCTGTTGTTGGTCATGTCTTTGAGGTGGAAGTTGATGAAGACGATGATGATGAAAACATCGCTCAAGCATTAGTTGAAGAAGTCACAGATGCCACTGGTTGGTGTGTCTTTGGTCTTGATTTTGTCCACATTCTGAACACTCACTGATTTTACACAAAATGACATTTACTGAAGCACTGATTTCATCTGGTTATGTGTTTGATGATGAAGATTATGATGGTTGTTATGTAAAACAAGATGCAAACGGTTTCATTCATCTTTATCAGGAAGGTGAGGATGAAGGACTCTGGAATTATGTAAAAATGTCCGATGAGTTTGATGTCCTCACTGAGGTCACTTTTGATCCTAACACGAACACAACCATTCACTGAACAATGTCTTTAACTCCTGAACAACTGTCCAAACTGATTCAACTTTATGCTGAACAAGTTGTTGATAGCATGGACGTGCGCGATTTGTGTTCATTTGCAATCGACACGATTTGTGACAATTTAGATGGCATGAGTGAGAGTGAAGTTCTGCAAGAAATCACCGATCTTTATGATACTGAAGTTCTGAATGATTTGCTTGAAAGTGTCACAGACGATGAGTAACAACAAGGGGGGACGCTCAAAGTGTCCCTATAGTATGGATACCACTTCAATCGACTTCAACTCTGAGATTGCACCTGATCTGCGTGACTTTCTCTGCAACAATCAAACGGATCTGAATGATGCTGTTGATTGGGTTTGTTATACTTTCGATCTCGATGCAACTGATGATCTGATTGATCAGATTGCTGATGAGTTTGATGCTTTCTACGGTAACTGAAATGTTTATTCTCAATGATGCAGCAAAGAATGATCCTGTCATTCAACTTGCACTTGCAAACTACACAAAACGTCTTGAAGCAGAGGAAGCACAAAGACAAGCAATTCGCGCTGGTTTGATTCAACCACAACGCACACAAGTTTGGAACATTTCCGACCGTGATTAAATGCCGCAAAGTGAAAACAATTCTTCTGATCTTTGTTGTTGCATTATTCCTGTCACCAGGAGTTCGACACATCACCTCCAACACATTGCACACCGTAGCAGATTTAATTTCCCCACAATGATTGAGACTGATTATCACATTTTGCCTGAGCACATTTATTCACAAATTGTCAATGAAGCACAAAAGATTCATGTCTCTGTGGATTACTTTCTAATGGAGTTTTGTAAGATACAAGAAGGGGGGACGCCCAAAGTGTCCCTATAGT